GCCATAATCATGCGAATGCAACTTCTCCATCTCTTCTAATGCGCCTACACTAAATCTTCCGATAGCGCCAATCATAGCCTCTTTCTGAGGATGAAATTCTAATACATCTTTTATTCGTATAGATATAGCCTCTGCTAATGAAGCCGTTACAAACAACGAACTATGCAATATATGCCTTGTTGCCGTGTTTGAATTTGCTGCAGCTAACTTTTGAACGCCTACTAACGCATGAGGTGATGGATCAGAACCATCTCTAGCTTCATTTAAACCAGTTACATCACGTATCATGTTTAAGTAGTAGTTGTATGCACTGATCAGCAGCTGCGTTTGTTGGCCACCACCACCGGGGAGTTCCTGTATAGGTACTTTACCGGGGTTCATTTCGCCATCAACAGTCATAGATCTACCAATAACAGAACCAGTTTGGAAATACATATTTAATGCTTCCTGCGGGTTATAATTAGTACCATTACCTAAATCAATTTCTGCTAAACCATCAGCATCTAAGTAAACACCAGAAGGTGTCATTCTTTGTATCGTCTGCTGTAGTTTTAAATGTGTTAACTGAATTAAATCAGCATAAGTAATCATTCTACCTACTAAACTTTCTATTCGTCCCTTGTATAATCTAGGCGCACTAACTACGTAATTCATCATTACCTTATTAGCGTTAGATTCGGGACGAACCATATTTGAAGCCTTTTCCCATTTAAGAAGATTATTAGAACCTAAAACCATTACTCCCTCGTAAATAGTTTCATTTACTGTTTGTATTTTTTCAAAGCGTGCTCTTTGATCTTTAGGTGGGTTGAATTTATCTGACTTCTTAATAGCTTTACTAGCTCCCGTAGATGTTTCTTTTATTTTAAAAACTTTATTTTCCCAACTTTTCCAATTGAAATATAAAACATTTAGTGTATTAGAATCATTCGAATCGTCTACATCAGTAGACGCATAATCGTAATTGTTATAGTTACTAGATGATTTAGTAATTTCTTCAAACTCTTCGTCTGAAAGGTTTGGAAATTTCTTTTTTAATTCGTTTGCTTTTATTTTTTTAATTTCTCCAAAATAATATACATCTTGGAAATTAGGATCTTCTGTATAAGAATAAATCAAATTTGATGGATCTACATACTCAATTACGATTCCATCAGTATTGTTAAATCCATGCTTAGCCGCTGCGATACCTAATACCGCTTGATCGTAATCAAGGCGTTTTTTAGTTTCAAAGTAAGCATTACGTTTAAAAACATTGTCAATAGCTTGCTCTTGTGCTATTTCTATGCTCTGTTTATAATTTATTTGCATGTGAAGCTCTAACTCTTCGTTAGATTTTGGAGCATCTGCGTCAGTATTATTACGCAAGTCTAATCCAAACTCTGTCTCAATCCTATCGGTAATATCTTTTGTTAAAATATCTTCATTCACCCCATAGACAATAGTCTTATCTGCATTTTTACAAGGCGCAGAAACAATAACTTTCTTTGCACCATTCTTTATATGAGCTAATAATTTTTCTTTTGAGTTAAATTTTCCAGTGCATTCAAAAACATAATCAACATCAAATTTTTTCCAGTTAATATCTTCAATATTAGATTCTTGTGAAAATGTTATTTTATTATTATTAATAATTAAATGTTTTTCATCATAATCTAAATCTGCATTAAATTTACCATGAATAGAATCGTATTTAATTAAAGAACAGCTGGCTTCAGAATTTGATCGGTTATTGATGTGTTTGATTTTTATGTTTTTGTTTTGGCTTTCAATGATAGCTCTAATTACCATTCTACCAATTCTTCCCATTCCATTGATACCAACTTTTATTGTCATATTTAACTCTTTATTAATTTCTTAGTTTTTTGTGAAATATTTTGAACCGTTAATCCAAAATATTTATAAATTTCTTTGTATGGTGCACTTTTACCAAATGTATCTATTCCAAAAGTTAAACCCTCAGTCCCAACATATTTTTTCCAAGAAGCTGTTGAAGCAGCTTCAATAGAGAGTGTAGATTGAGCGTCAGCAAGAATCTGTGTCGGATATGAGGGGGAGGGCAAATCAAAAATGGC